AGTCGAGCACTAAGCTCATATCGCGCCCCACCAAAACCATAAGCAACTATATCAAAGTTAGCGATCTTGTTATCTGATCCAACATAAGTTGATCCTGGCTTTTGCATTACTGTTAACGATGGGCCAGCATAGAGTGTCATACCAGCTGTTGGTTCGTCGCGTACTACATTTTGACCCTTTAAAACATTCTCCTTAGATACGTGTTTATCATGAAGCCTTTCCTGCTTTGCCATATTCAAAAAGTCACAGTTTGCTGTACGTCCTGTTCGAATATTCTCTTGACCCTGTGTAGAACCAGCAGCCATATTCATCTGAATGTGTTGAGTTACCATAAGACCAGAATCGATCATAGCTCCTTGCAGTACCTCACTCATTCGAGATGCACCCCATGCAGAACGCATATCGTTACCAACAATAGTAAGACCCTTATCGATAAACTTCTGTTCGATAATCTTGGTAGTATTGGTATCAATAAGAGTAGGAATACAATTTACAAAATGTACTCCAGCAGCAAGAGCAACGTCTACATAAAACTTAGTGGCCTTTTCAGAACCAACAGGTAAATAATTAATGATAACATCAACTTCATTCTGCTTTACGATATCAACGATATCATCAAAAGACTTAGCTGATTCAGCACCAGTTCTAAATGAAACGTCTTCTGGATAATCGAGCATATGTGATGCAACGCCATCAAGCTCTGGACCAGAATATACCATAGCTTTTGTCGCGACACAAGTATCATCGATCTCGTCGACATGATGCATGGCGCAATTTGGTTTCTCTCTTAATGCTTCTTTGAGTGGACGATTCACTTTGCGACGGTCGACGTCAAACCCCACAACGAATTGAATATCATTGACCGTGTATCCACCAATATCTGGATACATGAGTCCGATCGTATCTGCTGGATTAGTAATATAATATTGTACGCCCTCTACTAAAGATTGAGCGCAGTTTCCGACACCAATAATGCCGACTTTAATTTTAGACATTTGTTTCTCCTTTTATGTCAGTTTATTAGAGTGAGAGACCTTGACTGGGAGTGCAGAGTAGCTCACTAACATAATCTTTAAGTTCACTTAGTTTTTGTTGTTCATATTCCTTATCGTTAAGCAACCGATTTAATCCGCTCGGGTGTGGCATTTTCAAATGATCTTTATCTAAATTTTTTAGAACTTCAGATGCTACATTACCAAGTGCTACTACCCTAGTGTGATTATTTATACATTGCGAAACGTAATTATAATCGATATCTGATTTTTTAAAACCTCCTGGCTCATTATATACATTCATAAATCCGTAATATGTTACTCCAACTTGTTCCATCCAATTTTCAAGTCTCTTAAAAGTTCCACATCTCGATACTTTAGATGGATTCATTCCAACTACTAATACTGATTTTTTCATAAGTAACTCCAGCTTCATTAAACATGTCTGCCGTTGCCATAAACGATTGTGCCCACTTCAAGGGTATGTCATCTTCGTCCTTTGGCATAACGACATGCTTAATACCAACTTGAATTACACCCTTTGCACATTCGCTGCATACAGGCAAACCCCATACATAAAGTGTTGCACCTCGCAATGAGACTCCATTGTGTGTTGCATTATAGATACAGTTCATCTCTGCATGTACGACTAACTTATACTTTTCTTCACGATTTGTCAACCTAAATTCTGTATCTTCTATACCACGGGGTAAACCATTAAATCCTGTTGCAAGTATCTCGCCAACATTACCTACGGCTATAGCTCCAATCTGTTTGCTCGGATCCTTACTCCAGGAAGCAACGTGCTTTGCGAGCCCTAGATATTTCTGGTGCCAATTATAAGAAGTCATTTTACAAGATCAAAGTGTCGTTCATAAACGTGTAAAGAACCAACATTCCAGATAATCTTTCGATCTTTACAATGAAGAGCATTCTCTAATAGAGATGCGACATGATCTTGCCAGGCAAAGTCGTTACGATAGCCAAACACTACGTCGTTAGATCTCATTTGAACGATGACGTTGAGAACATCATCTCGAATAAGATACTGCACAGCATTCGTACACATGAAGTCAGACATGCCATTGCTGTTATAATCTTCATGCATGGTTGGCCGAGTGTATATCATAACTGCGCGACGACTGTCACGATTATAAGTGAGCTCATGATACACTTTCCAGTACTGACCGTGATTATCATCTGACCAGATGCACCAGCCGTAGTTCGAATTGATCTTACCATCTTTATCAGCGACTGCTTCCCAGATGGCAGGAGTCTTGCCAGGAATATCCTTGACATAGAGAGACTTTGATTTGTACCAGATCAATTCTCTTTTGACATAGTCTTCGTTGACTGCGCCAAAGATAAGTGGTTCATCTGCAACAAAGTTTGCACCGACAAGCTCGATGGTTTTAACGCCGGTCTTGTCAGTTACAAATCTTTCAGCATTAAGCTCGTCAATGAAGTACTGACGAATATCACTTACGCTTTGCATTAAACATATCCCGATCTGGATCCTGACCTTCCATCTTGCCTCGCATATAAGACACCGCAAAAGATGCGTAATTAATCATATCCTTGTAGGTATCTTCAAGAGACTCGAAGTTAGGATCACGACCAGACTCAATAAGAGAAGTAGCTCGTTGAAGCTTCCCAATAATAATATCATGGATAGTATCAACGCCACGACGATAGTGCATCGCCTGTAAAACGCTTGAATTCTCAGACTGATAGTCTTGAGACTTCTTGAGTTGCAGTTCAATACACTCTTGAAGAACTTTCACTGATTCTTTATCTGCCATATCACCTCCACGTTGATATCTTCGATGAATTGTCACGAAGAAACTTTGCTGTATCATTATCCATACTAACAAGTTTTTTGCAAGATGTCAATGGATAAGCACGAACTTTTCCACCGTCATTCCTACGAGCTTCATTGAAGCACTCTCTGTGATTTTCAACAACATAAAGAGCACAGACTGAGAGCGGCTCGGTATCCATAGGAACTCGAATGATATAGAAACGATCTACCTCATCAAGCTTCTTGAGATTACCACTCTGCCAGAAGCTTTGTGTCTTACGATTGAGACGAATGGTCTTTACCTCATATCGTTCAGAACCTATGGTACCATCTTTTTCAGAGTCCCACCAGTCATCAGTGCGAATAGCGCCTTTAATTTGTTCAACGACGATTTCTTCACCGACGTTTCCAATCTGAGAACGCGTATCCATCAGACACTCCTATAGTGCTTGTCCCACGCTGAACCATGCACACGATAACCGGTGCCAGCCATATAAGTGGTCCACATGATGCGCGTCACTTCAGCTGAAGTGGGAGCGTGATTAATATCATAAACTAGGCGATTCAATCGAACTGCTTCAGTTTCTGATTTCTCTAAGATCTCTAGGGCTAGAGTCTTAGCTTCATTGAGAGGCTTCTTGTCAAGTGTACGGAGAACCTCAAGATCAAAGACGTCTGATTTATTTTTCATATCAGTAACTCACTTGTCCATACGGGTAATCAACGACCGTGTGTACGTAGATATCCGCGTAACGTGCGTCACCTAACAGGATACGCTGGTGCGAACCAGGATAAGACTTACCAGTATGCTTCGAGCGATACTTGATTGCGTTCGGATTATTCTTTCCAAGGCGCCCATTGGCAGACACCTTAACGCGAGAATAAACGAACCGCTTCAGCCAGCGCGCATATTGACGTGATAGATCGTGTTTCTTGTTGAACTTGTTAAGATCAGACATTTCCTTGCGGAAAGACTTAAGCCATTCCATGTCATCTTCTGACTGGAGGTCTACAGTACGAATATATGCTTCTGTGCGTTTCATGATATTTTCTCCTCAATCATCATATATACATACTACCATAATTTTTTAAATATGTAAACCTTTTTTTCACTTTTTTTAAAAAAAAATATTATTTGTTATCAATCACTTAGGAATAACACCATGATTTTCCTTATGAGAAGGATTCGTCCAACCTTCTGGTTTGATGAGATCT